ACCTCCGGCGGAAAACTACATGAAACCTAGTGTGGATGTGATTCAGTCTGACATTCGTTTTATGGATGGAGGAAAGACGCCTTGGGCTCTTCGAGTAAATGATCTTGTCAAGCAGGAGGCATATGGTGAGCTTATCTCCGTACTGGCAGCAGTATATAGAAAGAAAGGACACTCCGTACTTCTTCTCTCTGACAGAGTATATTTTCTGCAAAGAATAAAAGAAACTCTTGGGGAAGCAGCCGTTCTCATCACTGGTGAAACAAAAGATAGAGAAAAGCCCTTAGGAAAAATTAACTCAGGAGAAATAAAAATACTATTAGGAACTCAGAGTATTTTTTCAGAAGGTATAAGTGTGAATCCACTAAGCTGCTTGATTCTTGCTGCTCCAGTAAGTAACATTCCTCTGCTCACGCAGCTTATTGGCCGTGTAGTCAGAGAACATCCAGGAAAGATAGACCCTGTAATTGTTGATATAAACCTAAAAGGAAAGACGGCTGAGAGGCAAGCTCAATTAAGAATGGGACACTACCTCAAGGAAGGTTACAAAGTCAATACAATTAAAGTATAGAAAAATATTACTTGACATAATTTGGTCTTTTGTTATATAATATATGTTCGTTCGCAGAAAATAGTATGATAAAGTACAACTGGCAAAAAGTCTACGCGACAGCAGAAGGAAAGTCTAGTAAAGTAGTAGATATTATACACTACATTACACACAGACCAGTGCCTAAAAATAATTACGATTTCTTAGCCAAGCGGCTAGGATTGATTGACTGGGATGGAGATTCATTCTTACTCAATCCGAACGCAATATTCGAGAATAGACATCTTTACGAAGATAATGAGATAGCTGAGTATGTGGCCTTAGCAAGTTTCAGAAGCCTTTCCGAATATATAGTCACAAAACGCAAAACCTTGTCTGAACGGGACTGTCCCGTTGATACAGGGGAACTTCACAACAACAAGTTACTTTCTGTTCATAATGGAGAAATCTATTTTAAGTGGGAAGAAACTACTCATTAAAGGATACTTATATGAAATTTACTGATTCCAAAGGTTCTGCTCAAAAGAAGCAGTTAGATCAATACGAAATTAAGATGGGCGACAATGTTGTCCGTTTCTTTGGGGAACTTCTTCCTCGATACCTCTACTGGATAAAAGGAACCAACGACAAAAATATTCCTATCGAGTGCTTGTCTTTCGATAGAAATACTGAGTCTTGGGCAAACGCAGAAAAAGACTGGGTAAGGGAGCAATATCCCGATATTAAAGCAACTTGGTCTTATTCAGTCCAGTGTATTGACCCTGCTGATGGCAAAGCAAAAATCTTTAATCTGAAGAAAAAGCTGTTTGATCAGATTCTTGAAGCTGCCAAAGACTTGGGAGACCCAACTGATCTTGAAGATGGTTGGGAAGTTCACTTCACTAAGAAGAAGACTGGCCCTCATGTCTATAACGTAGAGTACACTCTCAATCAAATTAAGAGCATGCAAAGCAAAGGTGCTGTTATGAATGAGCATCGAGCTGCTATTGATAGTGCAACTCCTATTGCAGAACTGCTGCCTCGTGCTACTGCGGATGCTCAGAAAGAGCTTCTTGATAAAATCCACGGAGCGGGAGAAGATAATACTGATAATGATTCTATGTCAGAAGACTTTGATGTATCATGATTCTGTTTACAGCCGACTGGCATATTAAATTAGGGCAGAAGAATGTTCCTAAAGACTGGGCGAAAGCTCGTTATTACGAGTTCTTCAAACAGGTTCATGCTATAGAGTGTGATATGCACATCATAGGGGGCGATCTTTTTGATCGTCTCCCTACGTTGGAGGAGGAAGAACTATACTATGACTTTCTAGTCGGTGTTAAAGTACCCACTATAATTTTTCCTGGAAATCATGAGGCTACTACTAAGTATGCCTCATTTTTTAAGCATCTTAAAAAAGTTACAAAAGCGGTAAACCCTCTCGTAACTATCATAGATATATCTTATGTAGATCCGGATTTTGGATTTTCTATCCTTCCGTATAATGAGCTACATAGAAAGGGAAGTATAGAGCATTTTGACACCAGCAAGCCTTTGTTTACTCATGTTCGTGGAGCAATCCCTCCCCATGTGACCCCAGAAGTCGATTTGGATAGGTTTGAGGATTTTCCAGTTGTGTTCGCTGGAGACCTTCATGCACATAGTAACACTCAAAGAAATATAGTTTACCCAGGTAGTCCAATGACTACATCATTTCATAGAGCACGGGTTGATACAGGTTATTTGTTAATTAACGAAGGAACATGGGACTGGTTATGGGAACCATTTAATCTGCCCCAGTTAATTAGACGAACTGTTAGTGATCCAAAAGACATGATTCCAGGTGAAATCGACCATGTAATCTATGAATTAGAGGGTGATCTTGGTGACTTGGCGAATGCCGAAGCCAATGAGCTGCTAGATAAGAAAGTAGTAAAACGCAGTACAGAGGCTACTCTCATACTCGATAAGAACATGTCGATAGGAGAGGAGCTAGTAGAGTATCTTAGCTATATTCTACAAATAGAAGAGAGTAAAATACCCAGTGTTGTAGGACTATACAATGATATTGCTAAAAACGTTGAAGTGGAGTAATTGTTTCTCTTATGGAGCAAATAATTCTCTTGACCTATCAGCTGAAAAGATTACTCAGATTCTTGGAACAAAC